GTCGCCGTAGGGCGGATCGGCGTCGGCGCCGAACCCCTTCGGAGCGGTCATCGGATCAGGTGGCACAAGAAACTCCTTTCAGGCTTGTTGGGACGTGCGCACACAGCGAGTTCATGCCGCTCCTCCGGTCACGAGCTGCTCGAGTTGCAACGCCGCCTGCTTCCCGCGGCCCTTGTACAGATGCCCGTACGTGCGCAGCACAAGGGCGCCGCCGTCAACATGGCCCATGCGCTCGGAGATCGTCTTCACGTCGATCCCGGCCTCGATCATCAAAGACGCACCCGTGTGGCGGAGATGATGGAACGTCAACCTGGGCAGGCCGGCGTCGCGGGCGGCACGCTTGAAGTAGCGGTTGTAGAAGTTCTGCCGTTCGAACAGACGACCGTGCCTGGTCGGGAAGATCAGCCCGTCCCGGTTCGGCTCACGAGCTTCCTGCTGCTGGCGGATCAAGTCGAGCATTAGCGGCGACAGGTCGATCGTGCGGCGGGACCCGGTGGTCTTCGTCGCGGCGCGCTTCCCCTGCTGCACCTGTTCGGCGACCGTCAGCGATCCTGCGTCGTAGTCGACGTCGCGGTCGCGCAGCGCGAGCAGCTCGCCTTGCCGGCAGAGCGTGAGCACGGCGACAGGGACGATCCGACGGATGAACTCCGGCATGAACGACTCCACCTGCTCCACCTGGTCCCACGCCAGGAACTCGGGTGCCTTCGGTACCGACCGTGCGACCGACGCTTCCAATGCGGACAGGTCGATCGGCTGGCGTCGCTTCGACGACGATCTGAGGATCCGCTTCGCGAGTTTCAGTACCTTCGATGCGGTCTCGGGACGGTCGGCGGCGATCGGAAGGATGACCTGCTCGATTTCGCGGAGGCCGACCTTGTCGACCGGGATGCGGCGGAGCGGCGCTAGGTGCGCCCGGGTGGTTTCCATCGACTCGATGGTCTTCGGGCGTGGCTTGTGTTTCCCCTCGAGGCCGGCCTTGTACCGTTCGACCCAGGCGTCCTCGAGGTGCCCGAACGCCTCTGGTCTGGCGGCGTGGAGGACGCCCATGCGGAGCCTCCGTTCGATTTCGTTCTTGAACGTTTTGGCGTCGGCGAGCGTCGTGAGTGTCTTCGACCGTGCGACGCCGTGCTCGCGCCACCGGACTTCGTAGCGGCGGGCACCGGTCTTCGGGAGCTTGTGCGGGTGGATCGATGCCATCAGGCGGCGGCTTTCAGCTGCTCGATGTAGTCGTTGAGGTCGTCGCGGTCGATGAGTCTGCGTCCGCCGAACCTGAGTGACCGCAGTTGGCCGCTTGAACAGAGCCGGTAGATCTTCTCGGGGTTGCAGCGGAGAAGGCCGGCGACTTCGTCGGGAGTGAGGTACTGCGGGCTGGCAGTCACCGCGACGCCTTCAACAGACGAACTCCTAGCGTGGTGTGCGTTCCTACATCCCGCATACGTCACACTCCTCGTCGTCGTACGCGTCGAGGCAGGACGCGCAAACTTCAATCTGGCCGCTTCCCCAGCACGAGTAGCAGCGCACCCAGACCCAGAGGTCGTCCTCGACTTCGCCCATGCCGTCGCAACGGTCGCAATCGACAAGCTCGGTCGGGTACTTCCGCGCTTGACTTCCCGCTGAACTCATGAGAGGATGCCTCCTGTCACGGTTCTGCTACTAGGAGGTTCGAGATGTACCCGACTGACCTGCTCGCCAATGTCGTTGCCGATCTTCGGCCGGGCTGGTATCTCCGCGCCGGGATATCCAAGGTTCCCGCCGGCTACTACTGTCTGGAGTACGGCTTTCCCACCACTACTGGCGCACGCAACGTCGTCGCGGCCGTCCACCCGGACGACCTCGACGGCATCCGTGACCTTTATCCAGAGGCTTTCAAGCGCAACGAAAACGCGGGCCGCTGTCCGGTCTGCGGCGGACTGAACCTCGGAGACGTCACGCACACGCGCTGCTAGATCGCCGCGGCAAACGCGGAACCGTGACACGTCTCGCCTCTGTGTCGCGGCGAGAAGGCCCTCGGAAACGGGGGCCTTCGCTTTTGGACAACCCGCCGCGTGAAGGCCGGTACGCCTGTGGTAGCTCCGGCAATGACACCGGCAAAGCCACCGAGGGAGGAACGCGATCAGCGACTTAGCCACGCTGCATCAGCCTCCGTCCCGCCTCGTGAACCTCGGTCGTCGTCCACCGGCCCGACGTGAGGAGCGCCCCAAGCTCGGCGTCGGTCATCGCCTTCGCCTGATCCTCGGAGGCGGTCATCGACCCGGCGAGGAGCAGGATTGCGTCCGCGACCTCCTTGCGGTACAGGCAGCCTTCCTCCGGGCACTTGCCTACCGGAAAGCCGTGGTCGCATAGCGAACTCATGCCGCTTTCTCGGTGGGCGACTCGACAGCCGGCGGCGCTACCTTCGGGACGATATGCAGCCGCTCGAGCCCGCAGACCTGGCAGACCCCGACAAGGTTGATCCTGGGCCGCCGACACACACACGTTCCGTCGGCCATCTCAGGTACCGATCTTTTCTCTGCCGAGATCTTCGAACATGAGGTATTCGCCGCGGACACGGTCTTCGCGGGCGCCGCCGATGAGCGCTGCGACCAGCACGACGGCGAGCGTGGCGCCGACGAACGCGCCGACAACGAAACCGATGACAAGGTGGATGTTCATCGCGGCCACCGAGGCGACCAGCCCGACGCTGCCACGAACCCGACCAGAATGCAGCCGCCCGCGAACCCAAGCAGCGGCCACGGCGAATCGAACAACACGTCAGCCCACATGTGATGCCTCCATCCGGGAGAGTTGGTCGTGTAGCCGCTGCTCCCACCGCTGCAGACGCGTGCGGTAGGCAAGGAACTGCTCAAGGTCGACGATGCGTTGGGAGCCCATCTCGGTGAGCTGTCGGCGTGTGCTGGCGAGTTCGTCCCGTACTTCGTCGATCGTGGATAGCGGCAGGATGAACCCGGTTGTGTCGATCGGGGCGCTCAAAACGGGACCGCTTCTGCGTTGTCGGGGAGCACGGCCGCAGGGCCGGTCTTCGCGACTTCCCACACGGTGTATCTCGACACGGTGGTGAACTCGTCAAGCACATCGCGTGGCAGCCTGGAGTCCTCGACAGCAACGGACAGCTTGAAGTTCGACCGTGTACGGTCGGAGCGTTTAACGAGGTAGCCGCCGACCTGCCACTCGCCGGCCGGGACAAGGTCGGCGAGCTGCTCCTGAATGTCCTTCTGCTCCGCCTCGAGGAGGTTGTCGCTGCTGGTGATCTCACGCCGCTTCGCCTTCACATGGGCAAGCCGGATCGCGAGTTGCTGTGCTTCTTCGGACTCGATCTGTTCGACCGGGTCGGCCTGCCAGTCTTCGAAGCAGTGGGCGGCGTACTGGCAGAAATGCCCCCACGACTCGGACGGGCGTCCACAGACCCGGGCGGGGATCGTGCCACTGTCACGCCATGCGACCACCTGGGCGACACGCTCGTCACACTCGACCGCGAGATCGTCCCATTGCGGCGACGACGCGGTGACGATCACACGGTCTTCCTCCAGCGTGGCCGGGTCGACAACCGCCAGCGCGATCGACTGTGCGTCGATGGCGCGGGCGTACCCGTACGCCTGCAGCACCTTCGAATGGATCATCTCGACCGACGCCGACTGGGACGAGAGGACTTCAAGGATGGTGTCGGTCTGCTTGACGTACAGGTCGGCGTGGCCGACACCCAACTCCCACTGCACTTTGAGCTCGGCGATCACGTCGGCGTCGTCCCGGCTGTCGCAGTGGAGTTCCGGGTAGGGGAGCATGTAGTCGGGGCCGGAGTCGACGAACACCTTCCACCGGTTTTCGTGGGCGAGCGCGACCACGAACGCCTGCCCGACCGTCTTGCCGCGGAACAGCTGCCGTTCTTCTTTGAGGGTGCGGTTGCGTGCGGGGGCGCCAGTGACCTCGTAGACGGCCTTCCTGCCGCAGTCGCGCACACTGGACCAACGCAACGACTGCGTGGTCTGGGTTCCGCCCTCAAGCACCTCGGCTAGTACCGCCCCGTCAGCGCCGAGCGGATCCGGCGCAACTCGTGGACGCGGCTCTCGGCGTCCCGGATCGCCCCGTCGAGAGCGTCCGGCATGAGGTCGAAGGAATCGTTCACCCACGCCATGCAGGAGCGTCCAGAGCCGTCGATGCCGATCATCGTGTCGAGGCTCTCAGCGAGGTCTAGTGCCTCTTCCGGAGCCAGGTGGCGTGACCGTAGCCGCGGTTCTCCGCCGTTGCCATGGGGGCTGCAGAAGACGTTGAACCCATCCTTGTACTGCGTCCCGTTCCACATTCCGGGCTTGCCCGGAGTCTTGAGGAACAGGTGAACGGTGACCGTGCCGCCGCGCTCGAAGTAGCGCTTCTTCTCCAGCGAGCTAGACACGCTTCGCCTCCACCTGTTGAAGCTCCCAGTTGGACGCCCAATGGCCGGTGCCGTTCGGCATCTCGACCCACACGGTGCGCCTCGGAGCGCGGAACTCTCTCAGCGACTCAGACACGGCTCCGCTCCTTGACTTCCCAGACCTTCGGAGGCACGCGGCCCGGATCGCCGAGGCCAAGTTGACCCGCGATCACACGCACTTCGTGCCACGGCTGAAGCCCCGCCTTCCGCATCACGCAGAAGGCGAACGGGTGGTACTCGCCAGGCTCTACGAGCGCCCCGCACTCGGTGCAAGGTTCCCGCAAGTTGTCGCGCTCCCACAGAGAGTTCGTCACGGCCGTGCTCCGTCGGGGATGAACCGGTCGAACGAACCCTGCCGCTCGTCCCCCGCCTCAGGCTCCTCCACCGGCTCCTGCTCAATCGTCGGCGGTGTGTCGTCCGGCGTGCCATCGACCGGCGGACGAGCCTCGCCGAGCACCTCGCTGACACGCTCCTCCGGTGTCAGTTCGACCTCGTCCGGGGTGTACGCCGGGCCGCCCGTGAACACGTCCGCGAACAGCATCCGGCACAGCTGCGACACCGCCCTGGCCCAGTACATCGACGCCGGGTGCTTCTGGTAGTTCGCCTTGCCGGCGAGGCCGGCGCGTTCGGCGTCCTTCGGTCCGAACTCGAACGTCATCTCGTCGCCGGTGTCGAACCGCTTCCCGGTCACCGAAGCACCGGCAATGTTGACCTTGCCGGTGATCGAATGGCCTGCGCGGCGGACGAGCTGCACCATCAACTCCGCCGAATAGGTGGCGCGGCCGTCGATGATGTGGATCGACCGGAGCGCGTTCATGTCGGCGAGGCCGAGCGCCCGGCCGGTCGCGACGCAGGCGAGGATCGCCGGGAGGTTGCCGCGCATCGACTTCGGGATGAAGTCGGTGTTCGCGATGAACTTCAACTGTTCCGTCGAGAGCGTCGCGAGCTGACCTGCGACCTGCTGCGGATGGTCCCGCTGCACGATCTCCTGGCCGCTCATGACGCCTCTCCGAACTCGAGCGCGATCCGGGTCTTGACCTTTACGGGCCGCCACGACCGGGCCGGGACAGCAACGAACGTCGAGTCGACTTCCTGCATGGTGAGGCAGTGCTGCCGGATCGCCTGTGATGCGGACGGTGCGGTGACGGTCGCGATGTTCGTGAACGCCTGCCCGTCATTCGCTTCCAGGATCACGTACTCGGTCCCGGTGTCCGACTGCTGCTCGGGCTGAGCGATGGGGGCGGTCATGACGGCACCTTCTTCGAGTGCCCGTGCAACTCCACAACGTTCGTGGGCTGCCCGGCAGCCGCCAGTCCACGCAAAGCCGCCGACATACGGGCGGCACCCGGCGCGGCAACATCGTGCCGGTCGAGCTCGTCAAGGACGCACCCAGTGCAGACCCCACGGCCCCCACAGGTACATCCGGGAACAACTGCCATAATGCTCACCTCCTGGCCCTGCACGCTGTCTCCGTCCAAGAGTTCGCGTGCAGGGCCGGTTGCTTTACCTAGGGACAAACGAGCGGCGTTCTTCCGCCGCCGAATCTCTGCCTGCGCATCCACCACAAGCCGCTCAAGATCACGCAGCCCGTACTCGTCGAACAGCTCCGCCGGCCACGGCTCCACAGCCGGAAACCCCTCGACGGTCACGCCGACCCCTCACGGGCCAACAGCGCAACAAGCTGCTCCGTCGTCCTCGCGTTCACCATCAACCGCGCCTCACGAAGATCCCCGGACAGCGTGTTGTAGTTCGCACCCAGCTGTGCGGCCGTCTGCTTCAACGTGTTGCCGTTCGCCAACAGCCTGACCGCCTGCCGCTGCTGCTTCGTGAGCCGGGCGGCGAGCTTGTGGTTGCCACGGCAGAACCGGCAGACACCGTTGACCATGAGCGCGTCCGCGTGCGCATCCGGGCAGTACTCCCAGCGCCGGTCGGTTTCGACGGCAGCGACGGTCACGCGACGAACCTCAGCTGGCGGCGTCTCTCGCGGCCACGGCGCGCTGCCTCACGATCACAAGCGCGGCAACCGCGACCGCCGCCGCTCCTGTTTAGACGTGTGTTCTCGGCTGTGTACTCGTGCCCGTTCTTGCAGTGCGTACGAGCCGCGACGAGTCGCCGCATGTTTTCGGCGTGTGTGACAGCCTCAAGATGAAGCGGGTTCACGCAAAGGCGATTGCGACACAGATGGTCAACCTCGAGGTCGCCGAGAACTTCCGGACCCCAGAACCACCCAAAGACCACCCGATGCGCATAAAGAGACTGCCGGCGAATGCCAACTTTGGCGTAGCCATTCGTGCTTCTGGCACCAGTCCATTCCCAGCAGCCGGTTTCCTCTTTGAGCCGAACCTTGGCGAAAAACCGTTCCTGATCTACGGTCAGCGGTTCAGAAGGGTCGGGCCAGCGTCCGTCGTCGAGGATCGCGAGCAGCCGGTCGCACTGCGACGGCCGCAACGACTGCGTGGTTCGACCCCGTCTAGTAGCCATCGCTCGGGAACTCCTTGAACGCGTCCAGCTTGGCTTCGAGGTTCCGGCCGTTCAGAAGGGCGGGCGTCCCTCCGGGGCCGCTCATCAGCTTGTGAGCGGCATCGACGGCCGCGATCAGCGCGAGAGCTTCGTAACGGGAGAGCTCGGGCGCTGCCCACGAGTCGGTGACCCGCGCCTTCAAGGAGGCGAGAGAGATCAGCGACGGGCTATCCATCGATTGCCCTCGCGATCGCGACGAGGACGACAAGGACAGCGACGACGATGCAAGCGACCCCGAGGCCATAGTTGAAGGCATGCGGCTGGCCCTTCGCGACCCGGATAGACCAGGTTGCTGTACCCGATGCGAGCGCCGCCATCGCCGCCCAACCCGGCACATGACGAACGAGACCGTTCAGCGACGGTGTGTCGGTCATTTCGTGCGCCTCCACGACGGCGTCAAGACCAACGTCGCCACACACACACCAAGCAGGAAATAAATGAGATCCGTCACGCGTAACCTCCGAACGTGAAGTCCTGGCCAAAGGTCTGTGGCGCAGCGACGGCACCGGTGGCAAGCTTCCCTACGGCCACGTGAGTCATCTACGCCCCACCGCGACAAGCTCGCCGTTCTCGAGCGCATTCACGATCCGTGAGATCCCACGGAACGGCTCGACAGCAGCCAGCAGTTCCTGCACCATCGAAGACGCCGGCTGCTCGTCGGGACGCAAAGCGTCACGCGGAAGCCCCATCGCGTCCTCGATCTCCCACCGTGTCGGCGCGGTCGGCACGATCGCCGTCCCGCCGCCTTTCGGAGGCCGATACTTATGCAGCCTGCGACGGATGATCTCCGCCTGCCGACCATCGTCGTTTGCTAGCTGCCGGGCGAGAGTACGCAGCCCGTACCGCGGGTCTTGCTCCTTCCGATCGGAAAGAGCTTTCTCGAACTTCTCCGCGAACGTCCCAGCCATGTGCCAACCCATCCTGGCACATAACAGGCACATGTGTCAAGAGGGTGCCTGATTGCGGTGGCTCACTTCCCTCAACGGACACCTACGTCCACACTTGGCCCCTGTGCCAGAAACGCCCCCAAGCGTTGGCCAGCAGCTAGCGGCGGCCCTCGAACAGACCGGTGTGTCTGTCCGCGAGCTCGCACGCCGCATCGCGGTCAACGAAGGAGGGAAGTGGGAGTCGAAGCGGCGGTGGCTGATGAAGGTGCTCGCAGACGAACTCGCCCATCCGGAGATGGACGGTGTCGTGCGTGCGCTCAGCTTGCCGGACGACTACTTTGTGTGGGGTGAGCTTGAGCGTCGTCGGCGGCGCGGCCGCCTAGAAGAACTCGAAGCAGAGGTTTCGGGTCTCCGCAGAGAATTCGACGATTTCGTTCAAGGAGCAACTGAACGGATGGCTGCTCTAGAAGCAGCCCCGGAGCGCGCCACGCGGCAATCAGGTCGGACGTCGAAACGGAAGTCGTAGCTTGCAGCGGTACGGGCAGTGCGTGCAAACCTCCGATCGGACGGTCACCCACGTTTCCATGCACCTAGGCTTCGTTCCTTCCTGCCGCAGTACCCGAATTGTTGACTGTTCGACGAGCGCACGACCTCGACTTGTCGCCCCCAACGGTTAGGAAGCTGCACCCTAGACGGGCATTCCGATATCGACAAGAGACAGCGGCGACATTCACCCGTTATAGGTAGGCCGAAACGCGTCGCGCTACACCTCAGACCATGCGGCTGCCAGCCCCCCCAACAACCGGGGATCCCGGCGTTCAGGGGGCTGGCAGGCACGGTCGGCCTTGGGGATGCAACCGACGGGTTACGTGGATGGGGCCGACGGCTGCAACGGCGGCGGCGGCGCCGTCGCCGTCTTCTGCGCGGCTGGGGCGGGCTTTTTGCGGCCGTGGAGGATGACCGAGCCGATACCGATCAGACCGACCTCGCCGACCGCATGACCGACAGCAAGCCCGGCAGCCAGAGTGCCCATCCCGAGCGTCGCGGCGTCGTAACCGGTCAGGTCCAGGCCGATCCGTCCGCCGAGCGACACGATGACCGCGCCGACGATCGCGCCGAACCCGGCACCAGCAACATGAGAACCATTCATCACAACACCCCTTCGATCGCTAGCTAGTTGATGCCCCACGACTTGCGGAAGCCGCCGCGGGCGTACTCGAACTTCACGCGTGCGACGAACCGAAGCCACAGGACGGTTGAGGTGGTCGGGTCGGTGTGGCCGCCGCCGGCAGCCCCGAGGTCGTAGTGGCGGCAGAACCCGGCCCCAACCCCGCCTCTCACCCAACGCGGCCTGAGACCGCGCTCACGGAGACGGAACGCAACGATCCTCGCCGCGACCCTCCACGCCTCCCTGTCACCACCGTTCCAGGCGTCATCAGCGATCTCGAGGTTGTCGGAACGCGAGTTGAACTCAACACACGCCCACGCCTTCTTCCCCCACGGCACCAACTGCGTCGCCTCCAAACGCGCATGCGACGTAGGCCGCCCAACAACAACATGCGCAGACGCCTGATGGCCCGGATCACAGAGAACGTCACACGAACCCAGGTACGCACCGACAGGCCGGTGAACCACAATCAGGTTGACCGGGCCAGGGTCACGGTCGGACACGTTCGGGGACGCACGGAAATGGATCGGCGGCAACACAGCACCGGCCGGCTTGCGGCCGCCAAGCACCCTCGGAAGCATCACGCCCTCCTAGTGAATGAGGTTCGAAAGAAGCGACGCCGTCGCCGTCAACACACCGACGAACACCGCAACAAGCAACGCCGCAACCGCAAGCTGCCTCGTCGAGACCTGCTTCCCGACACGCTCAGTCGCGACCTGCGCCGCCTGCCACAACTCCAACACACGCACACGGTGGTCGAGCAGCTCGTGCGCGTCGAGGTTCGCTTTCTTCGCGAGCATCTCCGACAGCTCAAGCTTGAACTCCGCGAACAGCTGCTTTAGCCGCTCCTCACCGACCGTCAGCCTCGGCTCGCCGCTCATCGCGCCACCTGCACGTGAACGGGATCACCGGGGACCGTCGCCAACCCGAACCGGGCAAGGACAGCGGCAGGCAGAGTGCCGAGCGGTATCCCGTTGACGGTCCCGTCGGCCGCCAATCCCTGCTCGTGGAGCGACCGGCCTGGTGGGGCGACGGGGTTCGGGTTCGCCCCACGGTTCGCGTACAGGGCAGCCTGTTTCGCGTAGGACCGGTAGCCGGAGTTGATGTCGACCGGTGCTTTCTCGTACTGGGCGAGCCTGGCAAGGTCTTGCAGGAACCGTGGGTTTTCGCCTTGGCTGTTTCCTGCGACGAGCCCGGTCAGCGGCAGCGTCTCGCCGTTGGTCATCGGTAAAGGTGTTCGCGTCGTCGCCACTGTTGGGGCGACAAGGCCGGGTGTCTTCGCTGCGGGTGGTGCGTTGAAGCCGAGCAGGCGGAGCGCGGCGGCGATGTTCGGGTTCGCGGTCTTTCGTGTGGCGGCCGGCTGCGGAAGCCGTGGAGTCTGCTGCGGCGTCGACGCGGACGGTCCTGCGGCAGCCGGTGCGCCGCCGAGCATTTTCAGGACGAGAGATCCTGTCCCCCACGGCGAGTTCGCCAGCGCCTGCGCCGCGGCTTTTGCGTCGGTTCCCTGTCGGAGGGCCCCGATGATGTTGCCGTACCGGCCGTTCTCGAGTGTGTTGACTGTCGCCTGGATGCCGCCCTGCGGCGTCGCATAGTCCTTCACGCCGACCGGGTTGTAGTTGTCGGTCGCGCCGAACCCCGGTTCGGTCGTGTTGAACGGGTTGTTCGTCGCGCCGCCACCCTCGGCCTTCGCCCAGTCGTTCACGAACATCATGTTCTGAGGGGTGACTGGCGCACCGATCCCGCGGAGGATCTGCGCCTGCCAGTTCGGTGCGCCGGGCGCTGCCATCGCGTAACCCCCACATTTCTGTCATGCTGCGGCCGTTGGCTAGCCACACCTCGTCGGCTTTCGACCGGGTCGGCCGCTGGTTCGAGCGGCTGACGGAAGCGTTCGCGGCCAGCTACCTGGTCGCAGCGACGGTACTGTCGGTTGCTGCGGTCGCGCTCGTCATCGGCTTGGCGGTCAGCAACGGCTCATGGCTGATCTTGCTTGCGGCGCTTGCGCTGCCGGCGTTCTGGCTGTTGATGTGGTGGACTGGCTAGCGCCCCGTCCGCTCACGGGCAGCAGACGAATGAGCAGCCGCCACGTTGATTTGGCGTGGCATCCCCGGCCCGAGCAGCGCACGTAGCAGCGGTGTGAGCGTCCCTGACAGTGCCGGGCTCGCGGGAAACATCTTGCGGGACTGATCTTTGCTGCGGTTCAGGAACCCTGCGAGAACCTGTGCTTCCGGCATCGGCGAGACCGCTGTCTGTGCCGCGTCCTTGATCGGTGACGTTGACGGTGTCCCGTAGGAGGTGGTGCCGTTGATGAGGCTGTTCGCGGCGGCGTAGACCGGGTTGAGGAACCCGGCGATCTGCTTCGGTCGCGCGCCGGCTTCCAACACATCGCCGGAGGTTGCGAGGGGCGAGAACGTCGAGAAATCCGCTACCTTTTTGCCGCCGAACGGGATCAGCCCGTACTCGTACGACGGGAGGTCGCCGAGCTTCTGCGCCTGCTGGTTACGTCCGATCTGGCCTGCCTGTCCGAGTGCTCCCGACTTGTATGGATGCTCGAGCAGCGTGTTGACGGCGAACCTCGTTGCCGCCGACGTCCACGGGTAGAACCAGAACGCCCTGGTGACGTACCGCTTCTCGAAGTCGGAGAGACGGTCGTAGGCGATAGCCTCCCGGTTCGCCCGGTTCGCGACCCCCATCACCTTCGACCGCTCCGCGGCGCTCATGTTGCTTCCGTGCGGATTCTCGAGCTTGTCGAGCAGGTCACGGAACTTCTCCGGTGTGTTGAACCCCGCCTTGCGGGCTTCGTAGGCGATCGCGTTGAAACGGAAAGGCGAGTCAATCCTGCGAGCCCACCAGGACGCCCCCTTGGACGCAATCTGGGCAACACGACCCGTTCCCTCGTGCGGTAGCGCCTGCACCGAGTGCTGCCCGGATGCGGCGAGCGCACGGGCCTTGTCCTCGTCGGACAGAGATTTCCACAGGCTGAGGCTCTTGCCGATCGACACCGGGTCTGCTGACCCCTGGATGATGTTCGTGGCCGCGTTTGTGAGCGACCGGGTGCCAAGATGCCCGATCTTGAAGTAGACCGTGGCGGCCGTGATCGCGCTGTTGACGTTGTCGAAGCCCCGGCCGATCTTGCCGGCTATCCCTCCGGCCCGCGCGGGAGATTGCCGTGCAAGGTCGCCGAGCGCGCCACGATCAACCCATTTGTAGCCTTCCGGCGCCTCAAGGCCACGCTCAGCGGCCGCCTCGGACGCCGGGGTTCCGACCGGGTGTGCGGCGTCTTTCGAGAACCCGTCGGCGAGGCCGGGGACGAGCTGCTGCCGATACTCCTCCAACGCGGCGTGCAGTCCGGCGAGCTCGTCGACGGTCGGCTTCGACTTCCCTAACGCCTGCTCGACGGCCTGCGGGATCTTCGCGTGTTCCTGGCCGGGGACTTTGACGAGGACGTCACGGTCGGAGCGGCGGACGTCTGAGCCGGTGCGGATCGCGGCGTTTCTGCGTTCGGTGGTGTTCTGGAAGCGGAGGATCTGCCGGAAGTGCCTGGACGCCCCGCCGGTGATGTCCTTTGGGACGAGGCCGCGGCTGATGTTGACGCCCTGGTTTGCGTGCGAGGTGATCGGTGCTTTCGCCTCACCGACCACAGGCCCGGGCGACGCGGCGACCGCGGTTTGCGGGGCACGCTTCTCGGACGACACGTAGGACACATGGCCGCGGCCAGGACGCGCAGCCTCGCCACCGATCACGCCGGTCGGCTTCACACGGGCTGCCGCAGCCTCCTCAAGGCGCTGCAGCTCGTCCTTCGCGACTGACAATGCGGCACCTATGCGCTCGGCGCGTGCGCCACCATTGGCAGTGACTACCCCGGCAGGACTGGAGAACTCGCGCGTTTCGCCAGTGGGAACTGTGACCCGACCACCACGAATAGCGGCAACACGGGCGGCTGCCTCGTGGGTGAGTTCGCCACGTGCGCCAGCGCCACCGTAGGTCGCGCGTGAAGCAGGGTCACGCAGGACATCGCGGATCGCGGCGACGCGCTCGGACTCGGTCATCGCGCGACGCACGGGTGCCGTCCTCGTCGATGCCCCCTGCACAACCTTGCCGAGAGAGCCTGCAGGAAGCTTGCTGAGTGCCCGGTCGTGCAGCACCTGTAGCCGATCAACCTTGGCTCGCGCCTTCAGCAGTGTCTGCGACGGGACGCCCTGCTTTCCCGGCGTCGGATTCTCGTAGATGGCGCCTGCGCGGTATCTGCCGGGTGCGTTCTTCGCGGCCTGCAACGCCTCCGGGGTGCGCACCTGGTAGCGGGCGAGGATTTCGTCACCGCGGCCCTGCACCTTCGCCAGGTGGCGGTCAGCCTCCGCAAGCTTCGGATAGTTGGGCGAAACAATCACGTCGTCGTCACTGTTCTTGGTGAGGAGTCCACGGTCGTGGACGGTCTGGTACAGCTTCGCGACCACCCGATTGCGGGCGGGCTCAACACCTTTCTCAGCCTGCGCGAGATGGTATGCGGCCGCGTCTTCGGGCGCGGTGTTCACGGAGGTGAGTTCGAGCGCAGCCTGGTTCACGCGGCCCTGTCCGCGCACCGTCTTCGAGGTGAGACGCTTCGCCGCCCGATCCAGCGCGGCAGCCGGTGCTTCAGCCATCCGCTGGGACCGGCGTGCTTCCTCGTCCTGTGCGCTGCCGGCGCGGTGTTGGCCGTACTGGGCGATCCGGCCTTCCGGGTTCGTGTCGAGTGCTTTCTGCACGACACGGTCATGGAGTCTCTGTGCGGCACGAACAGCCGGGTTATGTGATGACGTCAACGGCACCTGCTCGTCACCAACCTGGATCAGTCTCGGCTTCACCGCAGGCTTCGAGACAGCCGCTTTCGCGATGTCGGCGAGCGAACCACCCTCCGCCGCAGCCTCCCCAGCCGCACCCACACGCGCGACAGTCCCGGCACCTGCAGAAACGATCGGAGCCACGGTCAGCAGCGTCTGGAACGGGTCGCGCAACGGGTGCTCCACCGACGTGACGCTTGCTTTCGCCATCCCGACTTCGGCCTGCCCGAGTTTCTTCGAGGCCGGGTTGTTCGACCCGTGCAGGAAGTCGTGGAGGGACTCGTGCTTGCCGAGGTTCGGATGCTGCACGTCGGTTTTGATCGCGTCATATTCGAGTTTTCCGAGGCCTACGAGTCCGCCGGGCATCGCCTTGATGTCATGGCCCGCAAGATCAACCTTCTGCGCAACCAAGTGGGCACCATGTTCGAGCGCACCGAGTATCCCGCCGCCGCTCTTCTTCGGCGCCGGTGCTGGTGTCGCTGCACCGGAGAGAACGTCTTTCAGTGTCGGGAGTTTCGTTTCCCCAGCCTGCCCAAGCACGGATTTCAGCGACGGAAGCTGCCCGACCCCAGACACCGTCTCTGCCGGTGCAGTGGAGCCGCGGGCGCCCTTGTAGCCGAGAGCCTGCGCGAGTGTCGGCCGTCCACCAGAAGCCATGTCAGTACCCGGGCGAGATCACGTAGTGTCCGTCGGCCGTCAGTGTTCCGGCCGGAAGCTGGTTCACGGCCTTGAGCGCCTGATACTGCGGCTGGGTTAGAACGCCACGCTGGGTTCCATCAGCCGCCTTCAGCACAGCGGCCTTCGTCGGCAGGCCGGCCTTCTTGAGTGCTGTCTGTTCCGTGTTGGTGACCCAGGAGCGTCCTTGCTCGCCTTTCTGGTAGGCGCTGTTGAGGTACTGGCGGGCGACCTGGTCGGTCACACCCATCGCGCGCAACCGTGCGTACGCTCTGCCGTAGTTCAGCTGGCCGGTTGGGACTGTTTGCGTGACCGACTTCGGGTTGCCGTTCGAGTCGGTGTAGAGCGGCTTGCCGTCCTTCGTAGGGATCGACGTGATCGACTTGAGCGTGCCGTCCTTCCACTCAGTGACGAGCTTCGAGATATCCTGTGCCGTCGGCACCTTCGGCGTCCCCTGCTGCCCGGTCTTGGTGACTGGGATGATCTTGCCGTCCTTCGTTCTGATCGGCGTCCCGTCTGCGGTCGCCGCGTAGCCGAGGACCTTCGAGACCGCGGAACTGATCTTCCCCGCGTTCGCCGCTGCGATGCTTGTTTTGGTTTGGTTGTTCGCGTTCGCAATCGACGCCCTCGTCCGGTCGTTCATCTTGGCAACCTGCAGCGCCTCCTTCGTCTTTCCGGCAGCGATCAACGCCGCGACCTCGTTCTTCTGCTGCGCCGTCCTCGCCGATGCGAGCGCCCCCAGTTCCGACTGCACCATCGACGGCACCTTCGACTCGATCGACGACAACTGGTTTGCCTGGTCGGTGTTGACCGCCCCTTGCAGTTTCTCGGCGTCCTGCAGGCCGGCCAGGGTTTCAATGCCTGGCAGCTTCGACCCGTACGTTTTCGCTGCTGCACCCTGGTTGATCAGCGACGACAGGGTTGCGTCGCCCTTCGCCAGGCCGGCGTTCCCTGCGCCCGTGGCGTCAGCGCCGACCCTGCCGACAACCGCGCCGGTTGCAGGGGCGCCGACGGAGGTGCCGAGCTCGCCTTGAAGCTGGTTCTGCAACGCGGATCCCTGATTCCCCAATCGTGCGAGGAGGGCGGTGTTGACGGCGTTCTGGTCGCCTTCTGCCTGCTGGTACGGGGCGCCGAAGTCAAGGCCTTTCAGCTGGTCGACGGCGTTGTTGGTGTACCCGTTGATAAGCGACTGGCCCTGCGACGCGCGTGCCTTCTCGGCGTTCGTGATCTGGGCGATCACCGGTGAGAAGATCGCCTTCACCATCGCCGTTGCCGCCGCCTGATCCGACGACTGGGTCCCAGTCGCCGCCCCCGCCGGGGGTGTGGAGGTGGCGGGCTTGGCGTAGTAGCCGCGGCCGCCGGTGAACCCGAGCGTCTGGCCGTGCTGCAACGGCACCTGCGTCTTCAGCGTGAAGAAACGCTGCGCCGGGGGCGCACCGGTCCTGGCGGCCATGCTTGCGGGAGACCCGCTGTAAACGTACCCCTGCGGCATGACCCCTCCTAGTGGATTGCGAAGACGCCCTGGCGCCGGTTGGTGGACGCGCCGGTTCTGTTCGCTCTGACGGCTTTCGCGGCAGGAGCGAGCGCGGCGGCGAGCGTCGCCACTGTCGCCGGGTTCACGGTGTTTGTGGCGCCGCCGGCGCCGATCCCGGCCCGCGCCCGGGCACCTGCAGACGAAGCCGGGGCACCGTCCGTTGCGCCGCTGCTGCCTGCGCTGCCCTGTGTCGTGAAGATCGGGTTGCCGTTTTGGTCGTAGCCGACCAGCACTTCGCCGCTGTTGATGCTGTTCGTGACGGCGTTCTCACGGGCGGTGTCGTAGGCATTCGCGAGGTTCTCGTTCTCGGTCTGCTGCTCGTTCGTGACTCCGCCGAGCAGTGCCGCCAACGCCTGCGCCACCGTGCTCTGCGCCGACGCGACACCGCCCAAATACTGGTGGGCTTCGTCACCCAACTGGTTCGCCCTCGTGCTCGAGTAGTAGAGGTTCGCGGCGTTGTCGTTCTGGTCGATCGCGTGGACGTTCTGGTTGTGCGTGTTCGCGAGTGTCGCTGCGGTTGAGAACGGGTTCTGCTGTGCTGCTTCCGCGGTCGCCTGGTCGGCCAACACCGATCCGAGGATGCCTTGGCCGAGCTCGGGGTGGGCGGCGATGATGTCGGCGAGGTTGAACCCTGCGCCGATCAGGTCCTGTTTCGCGGAGGCCTGGGCGTTCGCGACGGCGCCGGCGTAGTTGTTCGTGTTCAACGCCTTGATGCGCTGCACGATCGGGTCGGTGTCGAGGTTGTAGATCGAGCCGCTGTTGTCAGTCGGTGTGGATGGTTTCGCCGCGGACGGGGCTGCCGGCGGGGTTTTCGTGGTGGTCGCGCCGCCGACACCGATACCTGCGCGGGCCTGCGACCCGGCGGATGTGTAGGGGACGAGCTGCTTCACCGTCGGCGGTGCGGCGCCGTATCCGGTCGGGCCGACACCGGATGGCTTGTCGACCGGGGCGTACGGTGTCGTTCCGGGCCGCAGCATCGACAGGCCGGGGGTCCTCGCACCGGAAGAGGCGGTCAGCATCTGCACCTAGACAACCTCCACCAGCGCGCCGATCAGCTTCGTCTCATAGGTGGCGGACGCTGACCCGTTGATCACATTCAGAGCCAGGGCAGCGGATGCGGCGGTGTTCACCGTCGTTGACGGGTTGGCGGCCTGCCCGCGGACCGTCTGGAAGCCGGACGCGATCTCGATGTTCCCTTCGCCGACCGTGAACGTGGTTGTGATGGCCCCGGACGGCCCGTTGCCGGTCGTCAGGATCACGTTGAAGGTGGATGCCTGGGCGCTCGCGGAACCGGTGTTGACGATCTTTGCGTTGATCTCCCAGCCGAACCGGGAAGCATTGTTCGCGAACGTCACCGCAAGCGCCCCCGTGTCGAAAATCGTTGTGCCGCCAAGCACAAGCTGGAACCGTGGTGCAGCGGCAGCGCCGCCGCTGTTCTGCAGCCAGTCACCGAAAGCGGTCAGGCGCAACACACCCGTCGTGCCGAGCACCCCGGCCCCAACGGTGATCTCGCCGTTCAACAAGTCCGTTCCAGCCGTGGTGGTGTTGACGGCCTTCGCGGTCGTTTTCCGGTAGGTGGTTCCGGCGACAGCCGCCCAGCTGCCGTCGCCGTGCAGCACCTTTGTGACGTCGGCCGGGTAGCCGGCAAGCTGCGCAATCGGGAGGGCATTCACGTTCGTTTCGATCTTCGTGAACGCATCCGCGATCGCCGTCGCATCAGCGAGCGTGTCAGCAGACGGCTTGTCAGCCGAAAGGTCAAGCGCCATGAGTTGCCCCCCTGGTGTTCCGGGTTAGAGGCCGACGAGGATGTACTGCAACGTCAGCCCGTACAGCGCGAACGCACCGATCAGACGAGGCTGCCCCATCCCGAACGGCGCACCCACATAGCAGACGTTCGACGACGTCTCCTCGAGCCGAAACGAGATGTACTCGCCGACACCGAGCGACCAAAAGTCCTGGGTGTCGACATACCGGGCCGGCCCCCACACAACCTGGTTCCAGTCAGATTGGTTCCAGACGGCGCCGCCGGGTAGCACAACCTGGTTTTCGTCTCCGGTGCCGGTGTCGAAGTCGCGTTTCACATACAGGTTGACGGTGCCGCGGGCGAACACCCTGAGCCGACGGAACCGGGTGTTGATGCCGCCGCCTGGGGCGATCCACTTCGTCTGATACCAGCAGGAGATGTCGGCGCCGTCGTCGGAGCCGATGTCGGCGTTCAACTCGTAGACCTGGCCGTTCACGGCCGGTGCGCCACCGTAAAGCTTCTCGGTGTTGTTGCGGTAGTTGATGTAGCAGGACGCGGCGTCGGAGCCGCCGACGATCCATCCCTGCGCCGGGTGGTACTCAAGATGCAGATCGTTATGGGTTGACCCTGCACGGGGCAGGGAGAAGTGGACTCGGTCGCCTTTGAAGCCGGCACACCACAACGAGGTCTTGTCGTAGGCGACTTCCTGGCTTGTGAACAGCGGCTGCACTTTTGCCGACGCGAGCGTCAGCGGTGACACACCGTTTGTTTGGTAGATGCCGGACGGATGGATGACGAACGTTTCGTTGTACAGGTTCGTGACCGCGACCGACGATGCAGCCCCGACCGTTGTGTCCAACGTCTGGTACGCCCCGGTGTTGGAGTCATTGATCCGGTAGGTCGAGTCGGCCTTGAACACCAGGACGCCGGGTTTGCCGGCGATGTCCAAACCTGACGCGGCTTTCATTGCCACAAGCGGTTTCGAGTCATGCTCCCGGATCTTGTTCGTCCAGCCAAACCCGGAGATCGACCAGGCGACACCGGTTGCCGTCGACCCCGCATACGTCGCGTCAAGCACAGCGGTCGTGGCGTTGGTGACCGACGCGATGTGGTAGTCAACGCCTGCGATCGTGACCTTCTTCGACACATCAGAGGCGACAAACGCCGCGGTCGCCGACGTCACGGTGGAGGATGCGTTCGTGACGGCCATGTCCGACCCGGACCTGTCCGCATCCGTCGTCGACCAGTTGCGGGCGTCAGCGATCGCCGACGCGTACAGCGTGTCCACGTTCCCTGGATCCCCAAGGGCGAGCAGCCGGTTCTGCCACGGCTCGATCACCGACCCGGCGGGTGCCCCTGGAACATGTGTCCAGGTGGTTCCGTCCCCTGACCGGTACAGCCCGTCGACCGGATGGATGACGAACACTTCGGTGCCGAACTCCGCGAACCCCGCCCGGGCGACGGTTGAGAACGTGTGGACGGTGCCGGTGCCGTCGTCCTTGAACAGGTCGGCGCCGCACTGCGTGAACACTGTCCCGTTCAGTTGCCACTCATATAACTGCTGCGGCACCGCAGAAGTCACGTAGGGGCTGCTGTTCTTCTTGACGTAGCCGAGCCGTTTCTGGATGCCGCCCCGCTCGTCCAAGGTCACGTTCCACAGATCAGGCGACTCGTTGTTCGCGAGTTCGGTCGGCGCATCCCTGAGGTTCAAACCGCCGGAGAAGTCGTCCAGGCCGAGCTCGCGCTGGAAAACCCGAAGCCGCACCCACCTGGGTGTCGCAACCCTCGCCACCGCTGCCTACCAGTTCCCGCCGGTCTCATACCGGGCAAACGTGTACGACCCCCACTGCACCGTCTCGCCACGCTCGACCGGCAGATAGCGGGCACGCATCGTGTCCAACCCCTGCTGAACACGATCGTCGGTCATGTAGACGGCGTAGTCGTTCTCGCCGGTCTGGCCGATCGCCTGCGCCGCATGCACCAGGATCTGGTGGGTTTCCGGCGGCAGCAGACACACATCGGTGTCCTGCGACAACTCGCCCGCGGTCGGCTGCAGAAACACCACCGTTTCGCCGGCCGCGAACGTGCCCGCGCCACCCTCGCAGCCGGTCAGGGTCGTTGGGGTGGTGCCGATGTAGGTGACGACCCTGCCCGCCACCAGGACGCTGCCCGCAGCGGCGGCTTCCGCGGTTGACGCGACAGTGATCACCGGCGACGGAAGACCGGTCGCGGCGCTCAGGGTGGTTGATGGGTAGTAGCCGCGTTCCCGCTCATACATCAACAGGTACGCCGAAGACGTTTCGTTCGACAACGGACCCACCAGAACCTGGGCTGCCGCACCCTCACCGACAACCGTCCACTCGTACGGCTGCGCCGATTCCGTCTCGCCGTAATGGCGAAGCTGGAACTCACGCCAGTCGATGAACTGCAACGGCACACCTTGGGCGTTCAGCAGGCCGTGCGGGATGCCGAAGTCGGCCGGCACGTTCGTGACGTTCTGTGACTCGGAGGTGACCGTTACCGGTGCGGTGGTGGACTTGAACGTCCACTCTTCCAAACCCCAGATTTGGCCGTAGACGTAGTTGATCCATTCTTTCGCCGACGGGCGTTTGGACTCGTTGAACCGCTCGAGCACCGCGTCCTGGGTGTTCTTGAACGTCAGCATCAGCGCACGTCGGTGACGTCACGGAACCGGGTGTTGCGCCGGTAGCTGCCACGCGGAAGGACAGGCGTCGAATGACCGCGCAGCCGTTTGACGAGCTCGTGGGCGTACTCGGCAAGCATCTCGGCGTCCTCCTCGCGCTGCCGCTCCCGCCGCCGGTCGTTGGCCGTCTGCGCGTCGACCTTGGGGGCGCGCGAGTTGACGTCAAGTCGTTTCACATGCTCGACCAGGCCGTGCGACAACGGCAAAGGTGGCCGGTCGGGGTGCTGGTTGTCACGCCACCGGCACACCACATGGCGGGTTTCGCCAACTCGTTTCATCACCGTCCACACGATCCTGTTGGTGTCCGGGTCGATGTCCGGGGTGAGGGTGAGGTCGGGGTCGTGCCGCTTCAACGCCATGCGGACGCTTGCCTCGTCGCTCGCCGTGGTGGCGAGGACAAGGCCTGAGTTGAGACGCGATTCGATCAGCGGCACAGCCACACCCCCTGAACGGAAAAACGAGACGCAGAAAGAAGAGACGGGTTATGGGACACCATGTGGGCTGCCCCATAACCCGTCGGCCAGACGGGCCTAGCTTGTGCTGAGGTTGTTGAGCGACACGACCGAACCGCAGTCGTGGATGCCCAGCTGCAAACGGTCGACGTACCACGACTCGCGCGGGAGGGCGCGGCTGAACCGCATCCACGGCGACCCGGTGGAGTCCTCGTACGCCGGACCCTTGCGGCGCCCGTACAGGGTCATCCGGTCACGCCGGACGAGCTTGACGCCGCCGACCTTGTGCTTGCGCTCCGGCACGAACGGGATCTCCTGGTCGAGACCGTCGTAGATGATCCCCTTGAACCCGGACCGGAGTGTGGCGGTCGGGGCGTCGTAGCGAAGCAGCGACGACTTCCCCTGCTTGTACACGTTGATGCTCTTGGGGTCTCCGAGGCCGAAGTCCCACTTCGATACGCCGGCCCGCTGCCCGATCAGGACCGCGGAGTCGATCATGGCGTCCGACAGCGGCTTGGTCGACGTGTCGCCCTGACGGCCGTCGGAGCCCTTCCACCAGGTGTTCGCGGACTTGTCGAGACCCTCGAACGTCCCGGTGGTCGCGGCCGCCTGCTCGATCCCCTGCATCGCGTTCCCGTACGACCCCGGCAGATACACCCCGACCGCGTTCGACAGGGTGATGTTCCCGGAGCCACCGTCCGACGCCTGCTGGGTGGTGGAGAACGTGATCGTCGGAGGCGAAGCCGTCTCCGCGATCGACGCGATCAGACGCCGCTTCCCCTGGCCGGGGTCGCTGCCGTCGGCGGTCGCGAGGACGTCGACGACCCGGCCCGGGTACAGCTTGTCGAAATCCGTCGACGCGTCCACCTTCAGCGTCAGTCCGCCGGCGGACGCCTGCGTCGAGTCGGCGAACCCGAGCTGGGCGTCACCGTTGGTGTTCAGCATGTCGTTCACGATCTCGGCGAGCGCGAGCCGCTGACCCTTCGCGAGCTGGGCGGCCATCTGCACCGCCGCGTTGTCCATCGAGTCCTCGTCGATGTCCAGGGTGAGCGACGTCGGTGCGACGACACGGGCGAGGTTGATGTGCGCCTCGCTGAACGGCACCGCGATCGGCACGTTGACGGTGCCGGTCTCCGAGATCGCCTGGGCGCCCTGCAGCCCGTACGGCTGGATCGGCACCCTGACCCGCAGACCGGTGTAGTCACGGTAGAACGACGCCGGCTGAAGGTCGGGTGTGATGCGGCCTTCCGCGGCGGCGGGGTCGCCGCCGTTGAACGCGTCCACGCCCGAGAGTTCTGCGAGCAGGACGTAGTCCTTCGGGTAGAGCTCCGTCATCTTCCCCTGCATTTCGAACAGGAGAGATGCGGCTGAGGTCAGACTGTTGTCGGCCATTTTGCCGGCTTCCCTTCACGAGAAAAACCAGCCGGGATTGGCTGGTTTCACGGCCCTTCATGCGCGGTGAAGGTGAGTCACGGCCGAACAAACGTCGGGCCCGTGTAGGCCGCCCCTCACATTGGGACGGCAATCCTGGTTGTCGCCCCGCTTTAGCGGAGTCCGTGTTCCTGCGCGAACCGGCGGGCGACTGTCAACTCGTCGCCGCCTTCGACACCGGTGAGACGCTGGGCGCCACCGGTGCCGGTGCCGGTGACGTCGACGGCGGCGCCGGCTGTGCCGGTCATCTGCCGCTTGAACTCCTCCACACCGATCCGTTTCATGACCGCGTCACGGTCGGCGACAGCCTTCGCGGCGTGTTCTGCTGCGACGGTCCACGGGATCGTCGGGTTGCCGGACGCGTCCTTGGACGCTTCGAGGATGCCGACGGTGGTAGAGATGACCGCGGACTGGTTCTGCTCACGGACCTGGTCGGGGTTGAACAGCGGCTGGCCGTCGTCGCCAGTGATCTCTGCGAGCTTGCCGATGCCGTCGCCGAGCAGGTCGGGGTGCTGGGTGCCGAGCTGCTCGAGATGGGCGGTGATCTGTTTCATCGACTGTTCGGCCTGGAACTGCTGGGCGGCTTCGGCGAGCGGGGCGACGGTGTTGCCAAGCCGTGCGTTCAGGAACGCGTCGAACCGGTCGGTGTCGATGCCGAGGAGGCTGAACGCTTCTTTGATGTCGTCGAACTCGCTTGCCTGCTGTGCGGCCGCTTCTGCGTGGCGGGCTTGTTCGGCGGCGGCGGCTTCACGCTGGGCGAGGAACGACTCCATCGCCTCCTGTGCGCCGGGGGACGTCCAGTCGATTTCGGGGGCGGCGGGGGCAGGCGGGGCGGCGTCTCCGGCCGCGCCCGAGTCGGCCGCTGCCGCCTGTCCCCCGTCGGCCCCGTCCGCCCCAGTCGGGGTGGACACTTCGTCTCCGACCGGTGTGTCGGCGGCTGTGGCGCCTTCGGAGACTTCGAACTCGAAGATGTGGCGGTCCATGGCGTGGCCGCCGAACGTGTGCTCGGTGTGCGCGGACAACAGATCCTCCTTTGCGCGGGAAGGGTGTGCGGTGGTTAGCCGCGGAACTTCGAGTGGGTGACGACCCGGACGTCGGTCAGCGACGACAGGTCTGTCGTTGCGGCGGTCTGGGTGCCAGCTGACGTGTAGAAGATCAGCTTCTGGTTGGTGTAGTCGTAGTAGGCCTGGTAGCCCTTGGTGCCGCCTTCGACCTGGACGATCAGGTCGGGGTCGGTGTTCGCGGCGTTGCCGAACCCGAGCGACGACGCGGCGAGCGCGTATCCGCCGGTCGGGTAGCTGGTGTCGCAGGCGATGCTGTAGTGGGTGCGGAACTGGCCGCCGACGGCGGTGGGTGCCTGCTTCTGGGTGAGGGTGAGTGCCATCTCGACTGTTTCTCCTTCAGGGGTTTATGCCGCCCGGGGGGGGGTTAGGCGGCGGTCTTCTGTTTCGCCATCTCGACCTCGTCCGGCTGCCCCTTCGCCTCCAGTGTTTCCGGCAGCTCAAGGTTGAGCGCGTTGGCGCGCTTGCGGATCCATTCCTTGACCGCCAGCGGGCGGCCGGTGCGAACCCAGTCCTTGACGGCGTTGTCGATGTCCTGCTGGTTGCGGATCGGGTAGGAGCCGTCCGGCCGGGCGATGCCTGCTTTCGCGTCTGCGCGCCGCTGCTGCACGTTGATGGTCGCCACAGTTAGATCAGCGCCCCACGCGAGTTGAGGATCTCCTCGATCTTCTGGATTCGCTGCTCGACGGTGAGTTCGTCTTCGACGAACGCCTCTTTGACAAGCGAGGCTGCTTTGGCTGCTGCTTCGGCGAGCCGCTGCCGGCGGGCGGCGACGGTCTGTTGGTCGTCGTGGTGGTCGAGGTTGATGCCGAGGGCGGCGGCGAGGGCGGACTCGATCCGGTCGAGCCGCTTGCCTGTGTTGTCGGGGCTGCTGGTGGGTGTGGTGGTGTCGGCCATGACAGGGAACGTGTCCTTTCTAGGGGGCTGCGAGGAGGTAGACGTCGATCGCGGTGGCGGACCCGAGTGTCAGCGTGCCGACGGTCGCACGGACTGCCAGGCATGGTTTGTCGATGGCGAACACTGTTGAGCCGTCGGTGGCGCTGTGGGTCGCGAGCGTCGTCCAGTTCTTCCCGTCGAGGGATCCTTCGAGGGTGACCGACCAGGTGGTCGCGGCTGCGCCTTCGCCTTTGACCTGGATGGCGTACCGGTTGAAGAAGCCGCCGCCGCCGGCCCAGACAGCGGTTTGGGCGGCGAGGGCGTTTTGGTCGGCGCCGGCGGCGGTGCCCGCGATGCCCGTGTACGTCTTCGTTTTTGCCTGGTTCATCGGGTGTCCTTTCGGGCGGCCATGGGTGCCGTCGGGTGTTCAAAGGGGCGAACTGTCTTCTCGATTTGATTTCCTACATCGCCCGTCTGGCGCGACGCTGGGCGCGGTTCGGCGGCGACACTTCTTCCGCGTTCAGGACGGCCTCCCATTCGCCGACTTCGCGGGGGAACCGCTCGCCGCTGTAGGTCGGCCACTCTGACGCCGGGATCGCAATCGCGGGGTGCTCGATCTCCTCGACGGTGTCTCCGTCGTCGAGGACGAACACCGGTTGGACGAGCACCTTGACGAGCCGTAGGCGCTTCATCACTTCCACGCCGGCACGTAGACCGTGCTCCCGTCCGACGACTTCATTTTGAACCAGGTGTACGGGGCAGCCAGCGTCGTCGCAGGACTGTTCGCGCCGAGCGCCGCCGACCCGGCCCCTGTCGCGTTGTTGCTGATCTTGACCTGATGGTTAGCCGTGCCGAGCACGAATTCATTTGCTCCGGCGGACGCGGCGACACCACCGGAATCGACGCCGATCGCGACCGCCCCTGCACCCGTACCGACCGCGCCAGCACCGATCAGCGTCATGTTCGCGTTGTCGGTCGTGCTCGTATACCCGGCCTGGTACCCGATCGCCGTCGTGCCGTTCGTCGTGACGATGCTGCGTCCGGCGCTCGACCCGAGGAACGTGTTGCTTGCCCCGGTGGTGACAGCGAGCCCGGATGCGTAGCCGACAGTCGTGTTGCCGCCGCCCGTCGTGAGAGCGCGCCCTGCGATCGATCCGACCGCAGTGTTCTGCACACCTGTCGTGATCGCCTTGAGCGTCGAGTCCCCCACGGCGACACAGTTGGCCGCCGTCGTGCTGCCCAACGTGCCCTGCATCGCCGCCGAACCGATCGCCGTGTTGCTGGCCCCGGTGACGGCCAGAGCCGCCTGATAGCCGACCGCCGTGTTCGCGGAGTCCGCCCCGGCTGTCCCAACATAGGTGTTGAGGGCGTTATGGCCGACCGCGACTGAGTTTGCGCCGAGGTTGTTGTAGAGGGTGCTGCTGCCGACCGCGACGTTGTTGTTGCTGCTCGTGACCGTGAAAAGGGCTGATCCGCCGACGCCGACATTGTTCGAGCCGGTCGTGACGTGCTGATCCGACTGGGCACCAACGCCGATGTTCTGGCTTCCCGTCGTGCAGAAAACGAGCGTGTCCGGTCCGAGGGTGATGTTCGAGAAGCCCGTCGTTATGTAGGTCTGCGACCCGGCCCCGATCGCGGTGTTGTTGTAGCCGGTCGTCAACTGGTTCAGGTTGCCCAGGTGCGCGCCGACACCCTCGTTACCGATCGCGATGTTCGCGGTGACGAGCGGCCCCGGCACGATGTTCGACATCGGCGACCCGATGACCAGGTTGGATTCGTTGTCGGCGTACCCCGGCCAGTTCGGGTTCGAGAGGGCGGAAATCGAACCGCCAATAGATGCCGACACATGGCCGTCCGCCTCCGTCAACGAAAAGCTCGAGCCGAGGTCCAACACCTGGGCGTCCTGCGACAACTGGTTGCCGGCCTTGATCCGCATACGCCCCCCTCTTTCTTCTAGATGCCGAAGCCTTCACGGCCAGCCGACGTTGAACCAGGGAAGATCGAGAACGGGTTCGGGATCCCTTGAGCCGCCGCCGGCGCGTTCGACGCCGTGGCGGGCACCTGCCGGGCGAGCGCCATCATCAACCCCGCCGGTGACCCCAACCCGTGCTCCGGCGCCCCCGGCGGCGGGGCGGTCACGTTCCCAGGCTGCGCCCCCTGCGCCTGCGCCTGCGCATTCGCCTGTGCCTGCACCAGATGCGCCTGAATGTGCTGCTCACACCTGCCTGACAGTTCGCGGTCACCGGTCGCGTCCGCCTGCGCCTGCACCGACCGGTGTACCTGCACATGCAACGCATGGTCTTCGTAGTACTCGACCTGCGGCACACCACCGTTCACGAGCTGCTGGTTCTCGAACAGCGCCTTGTCGAGGTCATCGTGGCGGTCCTGGGACGGCAGGTCGACGGGTTTGCCCTCGTCGTAGGAGTGCTTCACCCAGTCGAGCGGTAGAGGCTGCCCTGAGTTGATGCTGTAGGCGGCAAGGTCGTCGATCTTCTTCAACTCCGCCGCCTGCGACCGCGGCTGGGCGGCGCCCTTCGCGACATACACACGGTAGAAGTCCGGGATCTTCGTCGCGTCGAACGAGAACGCTTTCAGCTGGCCGTCGTCGCCCTCCAAGGCGAGGAACCGGTCGGGGCCCCAGTAGCGGCGGATGTCGCACACCGAGTCCTCGACCAGATGCCCGATCGTCTCCTTCGCGGTTTCGGTGACGGTGTCGAACTTCCGGCCTGCCTGTTCCTGCAGCAGCGCGAGTTGGCTGTAGTTGCCGACGTTCTGCGGGTTGTCGCCCTGCAACACATCCTGCAGCCCTGTGGCGGAGCGGAGGTCGTCGTCGAGCTGCTTGAGCTCCTCGTACATCCACTGGCCGACCGGCACCCCCGACGACACGATCGGCTGTCCGTACTGCGTTTTGATCTTGATGACCTCGACAGGCACGCCCGTTCGTTTCGGGACGGAGCGTTCGTCGGCCAAAATGAACGGCTGGCCGCGGTCGATCGTTTCGCCGATCTGGCTGCGGCGCCGATTGAAGACCCGTTGGACCTCTTTCGACAGGTCCAGCAGCGACCGTGACCAGAACCGGTCGGACAGCCGGATGTAGTGGAAGTAGTGGATGCCTGAGCGTGGCGTACCATCGGGTGCCATGTATGGCAGCTGCGGGCGGAGCTCCAACGGCCGCATCGTCGCCCCGGCCAGCACAACGACCCGTCCGTTCGGCCACTGCTGGCAGGGCCGCTCATAGTAGGTGTAGACGAAGATGTGGTCGTCAAGCCGTGCGATGCCACCCGGGGCTGACCCGTCGGATGCACCCATGACGGAGGTTTCGCCTTCGGCGCCGTCAGAGATGTCGATGTCGTCGATCGCCTCCGGTTGCAGGCCGGCCGCGACGGCGCCGTACTGCTCTTTCACCTTGTCGATGTGGACCGGTTCGACCCAGCACTCCCACGGGAACTTGTCCTCCCGCTTGATCCCGGCCGGAACGAGAACGTTGAACGGTGACCCGTGGTCCCACCGGATCCGGCCCTCATGGATTGTGCGGAGATCCGCTGACAGCCCTTTCGCCTGCCGATCGGCGACATAGGCGTGCGCACGGCCGGGGTCAAGGATCGGCTGGCCGTCCTGGTGCGGCACCTGCTTCAACCTTGCCGGGCCGGCGGTCGGGTCGAACCTGCACCTGACGGCGGCGGTGCCAAGGTCGATCAGGGTGCGCTTCACATCGGCGAGCACCGGGTCTCCGACCCATTCGGTTTCCCAGCCGGCCGCGACCGCGTCGTTCGCGACCTGCGCGAAGTCTTCGGTTGGGAGGTCGTCGGTGCGGAACAGCAGCTGCGGCCGATCGTCGTCCATCGACAATTCACCCAGCACGGTCATCCGGAGATCCGACAGCTTGTCAACCGAGTAGCGTTCCTGGCCTGGCTTCAGTTTCGGCAGAATGAACCGGCCGCCACGCCCGAACGGCCGCCACTCCAACCAGTGCTTGCCTGCCGCGAACGCCAGGTTGAGACGCCAGTTCGGCTCATACCGCCTCCGGTCAAGCCTCGCCTTCTCAAGCCGACCCTTGATCTTCGCGTGGTCTGACTCGTCGAGGATCCGCGGCGGTGTTACCGGCGGTGTCGGCGCCTGGGAGGCCAATGCTGATGCCAACGGTGCCTCCTCTTATGACCAGACGGCGTCGCCGAGGTCGTCGGGCAGCTGCCAGGGGTCCGGGATCGTCTCTTCGTCGTCCGGCTCGACCGGCTCTGTGAGTGCGACGGCGGTTTCGAGCGGTGTCGGGGCGTACTGGCGGCCGGCGAGATACATGATCCGGTCGTTTTGTTCGCGGATCAGCTCGATCAGTTCCCGCCGGTCTGCCTGGTGGGCGCGCTGCTGGTCGCCGAGGAGCCGCTCCATCGTTTTGCGACGCACAACCATCAGTGCCACACCTGTCGCCTTTTCGGGGGTTTGGGGCGGCGGCTGATCGAGGGTGCCATTTTGCGCCGCTCGAGCTGCTGCACGATCTCGGACCAGTCACCGCCGAAATGGACGGCCCGGTCGTCGATGTACAGGTCGGCGTGCGGCTTCCCCTGGTCTGCCCACACATCAACGGGCAGGCCCGCGGCGGCGAGCTCCTGCCGCACGGCTGCGAGGCCTTCCGGCCAGTTCGCACGGCAGGTATGCACAATCACCCGGTGGCCTGCGGACAGGATCCGCCGTAAAGCCTGTTGGGCGCCGGGCAGCCACTCCTGGGTTTGCGGGTCGGCGAGAACACCGTCCCAGTCGCAGGCGACAGTCATTTCGGCCGTTCCTGGTTGCAACCCGGGCCCAGACAGCGAACAACGAACCCTTGGTTGATGCGGCCGCAGCCGCCGCATTGCCATTGGTGTTTACGGCCGGGGAGCAGCGGCGGCCGGTTGCCGGCGTTGGTGCCGCCTTGCACGTTCACCCGCATTCGGTTACGCCGCGCCGGCCGTGTCGCCGCCAGAGTCCGCGTCGATATCGGCGGTCTCGCCGGCCGGATCAGCCGCGGCGGGTTCGACGGTTTCGGCTACGACGGGTTCGCCCTGCGCGTCGACTGTCTCGGTTACGGTGGCACCTTCCGCAGCACCCGCTGCCACCGGCGGGTTCGGGTCCGTGGCGGCGGGTGCGCCGTCCGGGTTCAGCGACACGTTCTTGACGCCGCCGAACGAGAACGAGTCCTGCACATGGTCGTCCGGGCTGATCACCCGGATCGTGTGGGTTGCAGACACCGGAATGTGGGTGATCGTGCCGTCGGTGAACTCGACATCGAGATACATGGGGTGGGATCTCCTTCAGTTGGGTTAGAGGGCTTCGACGCCCCACTGGTCAAGCTCCGAATCCGCTTCGGTTTCACGTTCGATAAGCCGCAACACCGCCGCGGCGCGCGGATCGTCGGGCTCCTCACGGGGCCGTTCCGGCGGCTGCTGCCACGACATCGCCCCGTACCTGGCCGCGGCGATCGCGTGTCCGTAACTGGACTCCCATTTCGGGTCGACGATCTCGCCGGCACCGACACGCTGCCCAACCGGATCCTGATTGACAGGCGCCGCTTTCAACTGGTCGACGAGTTCAGGCGACCGGCCACGAACAATGAACAGGCGGGGCGCCCCTGGCTCGCCGGCCCGGGGATGCCAGACCGGGAACACACGCGACTCGTCTGGTTGGAGTAGCTCCAGCAGACGTGCCCGGCCGGCTTTGCGGTCGTTGTTTGCCTGCACGAACCCGTCGACGTCGCGTTCAAGGTATTCGGTGACGATCGATGCGGGTTCACCCATCCGGGTTTGCGTGCCGATCCTCGCCCACATCGACGGGTCCGCATACGACACCGGCGACTGGATCAGCCAGCCGCGTTCGTCACGTGGCCACCATCCCGGCTTGTCCGGGGTGCCGCGCCGCTCAACGAGCGCGGCGGCGTGCGCGGAAACAAGGCCGGGCTGGTAGTAGCTGTCGAACACGACGAGGTTTTCGTCGAAGTCGGCCGCCCACGCGAGTGTGCAGGTCGGGTTCGATAGCCCGTGGTCGTGTGATTCGAACCTGAGCCATTCGGCAGGGACAGGGAACGGGTCGACCAGGTGGGTGTCTTCACGGAAAGACGCGAACGCGGCGCCTTCGAAGATCCCCCAGTCGCCGTCACGGAGCTGCTTCCTGAGCGTCGCGTCGAGGCGCTCCATGCTCTTCTCGTATTCGGCGACGTCGAGGCCCGGGTTGTCTTCCATCTTGGCCGGGATGAACACACCGTGCGGGTCACGACGGTCAGGGTCGATGAACCGTTTGAACACCCAGGCGTGTCCGATACCGCCCGGGTTGCTGGCGGAGCGATGTCGGATCGGGATGCCCAACGCGGCAAGGTCTTTCCGGCGGCGTGTGCGGGAGAACAGGTACTCGTACTGTTTCTCGGAGAACTGGGTGAGCTCGTCCCAGCCGACGAACTGGTAGGCCGGCCCCTGGTAGTTGTAGACGTCGTTGTCGTGTTCGAGATACCCGAACGTCAACGTTGCGGTTGACGGGAACGTCCACCGTTTCGCGTCGTCGTTCCAGCG